TTTCACGGTTTCAAACCTGTTTTCCATAGCGTTAAAAGCAAAACAAGAACGTTCTATTGTACTGGATAAAGATAGCAATTGGGTGCTGCTTACTCACCGATTGTATGGAATAGACAAGTCCGACAAAAATATAGATGAATTGATGAATAACAATGAGGTTGGACTTAGCGAGATGCTTCAAGTAAAAAAAGGCAGAAAGGTTGTGTATTATTTATGAATCTGAAAATAGACGATCGAAAAAATAATGTTGACATTGAATTTTTCAATGACATAAGTCTTACGCTTCAATACGATGCTGTGGCCTCTGCCTTTGCTTTCTCATTTTATTTTAATCCAGAAAATGAAGCTCATAAAGTTTTTGCTGCCGTTGGGCAATACCAGCTTGCAAGGCTTTACCATAAGGGAGAATTGCTAATAACTGGCTTTATTATATCGCAATCTTTCAGTTCTTCCGCACAAGGTCAGTTAGTACAGTTTGGCGGCTATTCTGTACCGGGGGTTCTTGAAGATTGTCAGATTCCACCCTCGGCCTATCCGCTTCAATCTGACGGATTAAGCTTAAAGCAAATAGTTGATAAGCTGCTTTTGCCATTTCAAATAAAATCAGAAGTAGACAGTTCGGTTGCCTCATTAATGGACAAGGTGTACGATAAAACAACTGCCTCAGAGAGTGAAAGCGTGAAGGATTATATTACCTCTCTTGCCACTCAGCGCAATATAGTAGTAACAAACACGCCAGCTGGCAGGCTGTTTTTCACCAAAGCAAAGACAGAGGTAGAAGAGATTATCCACTTTGAGAAAGGTGTAATTGGCACAAATTATAACTTGACATTTAACGGTCAAACAATGCACTCGCAGATTACCGTGATTAAACAAGCTTCTACAGACGGGGGCGACGCTGCCCAGTATACCATTAAAAACCCATACGTACCTGAATCAACAACAGCTTTTAGACCGAAGGTAATAGTTCAAAGTTCTGGTGATGATGTTGATACAAAAGAAGTAGCCGAAAGCCAACTCGCATCAGAGCTTAAAGGTATTTCTTTAAAAATAACAACCGATAGATGGGATGTAGGCGGTAAAGTAATTAAGCCTAATAACATAATTACTATTACTGACCCAGATTTATTTCTTTATAAAAAAACACGCTTTTTTGTCCAGAGCGTCGAGTTTACAGGCAATAGTACTGCTGAAACAGCTGTGCTTACTTGTGTACTACCAGAGGTGTACTCTGGAAAAATTCCAACCGAAAATATATTTATTCAATGATCAATATTTCAAAAGTAATTTCTTTTTCATTTGACGCCTTTAAAAGGCAGATTGTAAAAGTTTATAGGCTTGGGAAAGACGATGTACAAGAGGCTATACAAGGTACTCCTTTTGGCATAGATTCTTCTCCTGTTAAAGATATGCAGGCAATATTCATGCAAACAGGAGAGAAAGGTAAGACGGTAATAGTTGGATACCTTAATAGAAATCATATTTCCGAAAAAGGAGAAACGAGAATTTATTCAACTAATGAGTCTGGTGCTGTACAAATATTCCTACATCTTAAAAATGACGGTACTGCCGAATTTGGAGGGGATGCAGACAATTTAGTAAGGTATTCGCCTTTAAACAGTGAGTTGCAGGCGTTCAAGAATGCCTTAACCGTTGAGCTTGGGTTGATAGCCGCTGGAATTGCAATTGTTGGAGGCGTCTATACGCCGGGAGCATTAAGTATAGATATTTCAAACGCAAAAATTGACGAAATAAAAACTTTATGAAGCAACTAATAGCAGCTCTATTGAGGGTCATTTACTTTTTTGTTAAAGAAAAAATACTAAGGATAAAATAGTATTTCTGTTCCCAAATTCGGAACGCTTTTTATTTTAAAAACACCATCTTTATATTTTTGAATTGATGGTTTCCTACGACAACGAAAGATTATATATTGAAAGTGCGGTAGGCTATGCTGCAAAAGCTTTAGCCGTTGATGCTATTATTGATGCGTTGTTACTTTTGGCAGCTACTGAGGCCGGTCAAAACGGAGTTTCTGAATATTCCCTAAATGATGGACAAGTACAGATACGCGCGGCAAAACGTGGCTCTTCTGCTATTATGGCTTCTATAGCTGATTACGAGAAACTAAAGCAATACTACATAACAAAGTCTAATGGTAGCCGAATGACACGGCTTGTAGATAGTAGGAACTTCATAGGAACTAGGCATTAAGTATGGATTTTGTAGGCAGCATAAAAAAATTTAGTGGTGCGGTTAGCCGTATTTTTACTAGCGAAAAAAAAGAGATTCAATTAAAAAAGAAACTGTCTCCGCAAGCTTTTTCTGGCTACGGCGAGACGATATTAGGCTTGCCTTATGATGGCGAGAAGAACTTAGGAGGCATTGGTCCAATCGCTGATTATAACTTAAATTACGATGCGCTAAGGTCAAGGAGCTGGAAGGCCTACCTAGACAGCGAGGTAGCTCAAACAATATTAAATAAATTTACACTTTGGGTTATTGGGTCAGGTCTAAAATTGCAGGCAGAGCCTAACAGACTAATACTAGAGAGTGAGAAAATAAAATTAAACAAGCAAGTTTTTAATGAGCTGGCAGAGGCTAGGTTTTCAGTTTTTTGTGATTCAAAAGATGCCGACTATTCTGGTATGAAGAACCTTCATCAAATTTCTAGTGAGGCTTTTTTAAACTCAAAAGTTGGCGGTGATGTACTTGTTGTATTAAGACTGATTAACGGAAATGTTACCGTTCAATTGGTAGATGGGGCACACGTTATTAATCCTTTAGGCAACTATGAAAACGAAGGAGGGTCAAGTATTGATTATTCTGGCAAAAATATTAAAAGAGGAATAGAAGTAGATGAGCGTGGGCAACACGTTGCTTATCATGTACGGATTAATGACTTAAACACCAAACGAATACCAGCCAGAAACTCTTCCGGGCTTATTACCGCATTTATGGTATATGGAATGAAGTATCGCCTTGATAATATGCGAGGCATACCTTTGACGTCCGCAGTAATGCAGACCATAGCGGAGATGGATCGGTACAAAGAAGCTACAATAGGAGCGGCAGAGGAGAGTGCAAAAGTGGTTTATACCATCGAGCATAAGGCTTTTTCGGACGGCTCGGATCCATTGGTCGGAGAGCTGAAAAGGGCAAGAGGTGGAGCAGTTGATGACATACCTGTAGATTCAGCAGGAAATGCAATGGCTGACAAGGTAGCTGCCACTACTCATAAGCAAACCTACAATATGCCTATTGGTGCCGAGATGAAGTCCTTTAATAGCAACAAGGAACTTCACTTTAAAGAATTTTACATGACTAATGTAAATTTAATTTGTTCCACCGTAGGAATACCTCCAAATGTCGCTATGAGTCTGTATGATGGAAATTACAGTAGTTCGAGGGCAGCCATTAAAGAATGGGAGCACACGATAAATGTAAATAGAAAAGATTTTTATTATCAGTTCTATTCGCATGTTTATGCGTTCTGGTTAGATGTAGAGATACTAAAAAATAAAATACAAGCTCCAGGTTATTTAGTGGCGCGGGCAAAAGGTGATACGATGATATTAAATGCTTATCGCAACGCTAGATTCGTAGGGGCTTCTGTACCTCACATAGATCCGCTGAAAGAAGTTCTGGCGGCTAGATTAAAGCTTGGTAACACTGCTGGTTCGATACCGTTGTCGACGGTAGAGCAGGAAACAGAGTCTTTGAATATGGGAGAATCGGACGCGAATATCGAACAATACGCTCAAGAGAACTTGGCGTAATGGCGGAGGTTCAAAAAATAAATCCAGCTCAATAAGCTGGTGGCGGCATTCTCTTGTCCTCTGGAAAACTATTTCTAATCTCTGTTATTGTTGTTTTTAATAAGTTATTAAGGGTTATGCCCTTATTGGCTGCAACATTTATTAAGTCTTGAATTATATTTTTTGAAACCCCTCTGACCCTGATATCTGAAACCATATCAGCATTACTCCTCTTCAAATTATCTCCCATAAAATATAGATTTTTTGTTTATGTAAAATTAAACATTTTTTTCAAGTTCCGAAATTCGGAACTAATGTTTTGTTCCCAAATTCGGAACAATTTTTCAACACCTTTCACACCTTGTATATTTTTGATTAATGGCAAAAGAAATTTTACTATATGGCTCAATCAACGAATACTCGGCTAACGAATTTGTAACAAAATTAGAGTCGTGTAAAGATGAAGATGTGTCTGTAAGGCTTAATACCGATGGCGGAGGCCCTGCTGATATGTATTGCATGGCCGCAAAATACTCTGAGCATAAAAAAGGGAAAATAATAAAAGTGGATGGAAAAGCTTATTCCGCTGGACTTTTCCTGATATGTCTCACGGACGATGTTGAGTGCTTAGATATCTCTCAGTTTTGGTTGCACAGAGCCGCGTATCCTTCGTGGATAGAGAAGGACCCAGAGTATATGTCAAGCGCTATGTGGGACAATCTAGATATGATCAATGGAAAGCTGAGGGCTGCATTTGAGGCAAAGGTAGACATGGGGGTTTATAACAGCCTTGGCAAACCAACGCTAGACGAAGTTTTCTCAAACGAGTCTAGGATTGATGTGATTATAAGCGCGAAGGAGGCAAAGAAGATTGGTCTAGTAAACAAGATTGTACAAATAACGCCTAAAAAAAGGATAGAAATAAACGCTCTGGCGGCAAGAGTGGCGGCGCAGTATACGTCACCAGAGGCGCAAACACCTTTAGGCTTAGATTCAAAAAAAGTTAATAATTCAATAAAAAAATATATGACAGCAGACGAATTAAAAGCAGAAAATCCTGGATTGTATAATCAGATTTTTGCAGAAGGTGTAAAAGCCGGAGTTGAGCAAGAAACTGACCGAGTAAGTGCGTGTATGACCTTTGTGGAAATCGACCCAGTAGGTGTAAAAGCCGCAATCGAAAGCGGTAAGAATCTTACTCAAAAACAAATGGCAGAATTTGCAATGAAGCAGACAAGCGCTGCGGCGATTGCTAAGATAGAGGGGGAAAACGCTCCTGTGATAGTAACGACACAAGTTGTTGAAAAGACAGCTAAGACTGAAAAAGAGGTTACAGCAGCTTCTTACGATGCTGAGCTAAATAAACTATTGGGCCTTTAAAAATAAAATTATATGAGTACGCTAACACAAGTATTTAATAACGGCCATGTGGCCCAGTTCGACCGCAATACCTCTAGTATATTTATTGGTGGTAATAGATATGATATAAGAGTATACACCAACCCGTCCGCTTCTCCCGTTACACTTGTGGCAGGTACTGTTATGGGTACTGTTTTCTTAACTGGAAAAATTTTACCTCTTACGTCCGCTGCTACAGATGGGTCTCAGATTCCTGTTGGAATTTTAAAAGAGAGCTTTACAGTTGCCGGAAGCGCGACAGTATCACTGTATATCTGCATTGGAGGTGATGTAGCAGAAGAAATGATCGTACTGCAAGGAGCAGACACGTTGGCTACTGTAGTTTCAGAGAAAACGCTAAGAGATCGTCTTGCCTCTGATACATTAGGTATCAAGATCGTTAGACCAGCCGACAACCTGACAGCGGCAGATAATGCAATAGTTTAAATTAAAAAAAAATAAAGAAATAAAGAAATGTTAATATCTACAGCAGATGCCAGAGGGCTTGTAACCAAGAAGCTTGTACAAGTTTACTCAACTAGAAAGGCTCCTACTAAAATGTTTTCTTCCTTTTTCAAAAAAGTTGAAACGGGGACATTGGCAGTTTCTATCGAAGTGCAGAGAGGCACCGATATTATTGCAATAGACGTTGAGAGAGGCACTGAGGGAAATCGTAATAAATTCGATTCTTCAATGAATTTTTTGATGTAACAGAAGTTAATCTCTACGACAATTTATTCGTTGATTCTTATGTTGACATGGATGTTGTAGCGAAGTTTATAAACAACATTGCTGACAAGTACATGCAACTACAAGATAAGATCGAAAGGTCAATCGAGAAGTTATGCGCAGACGCATTAGAATATGGTACTATACAGCTGTATGACGGTACGCTTATTCCTTTCGGACGAAAGGCTGGATCATTCCCTAATGCTGGACCAGGCAATTATTGGGCTAATGGTGCAACAGATCCATTTGCACAAATCAGATCTGACGTTGATTTTGTAAGAGCAGAGGCAATGATCGAGAGTCCTGTATACAATCTTATTTGCGGATCACAGGCTTTTGATGACTTGTATAAAAATACAACGTTTTTGGCAAGACAGGATTTAGTTAATTTAAAAACTGACAACATTGTTTCCCCTCAACTGAAGGCTCCAGGTGCATATTTGCACGGCTCTGTTACAGCGGGATCTTATAAGGTTCAGTTGTGGACTTATACAGGGCAATACCGGAATAAATCAAACGTTCTTGTGCCTTATATGAATCCTAAAAAAACAATATTGCTTCCTGAAACAACAGATTTTACTCTTGCTTTTGGCGGCATTGCACAGATTGCTGGCG